TATGTTCCTCTTTATGTTCCTCTTTATGTTCCTCTTTATGTTCCTCTTTATGTTCCTCTTTATGTTCCTCTTTATGTTCCTCTTTATGTTCCTCTTTATGTTCCTCTTTATGTTCCTCTTTATGTTCATTGCATATGTCTTTATTTATGTATTTCGTTGATGCATTATTTGTTTTTCCGGTAGGTGTTTCTAGAATGGTGTCATTTTTTATTTTATCCGTGGTTTCAATATTATTTATATTAGATTCTGTATCCATATTATAAATGATCAATAAAACTATATATTATATTGTAATGTATGTCTTTATGTATGTTATTAATGTAATAAGTTAATATTTCAATTTTTAATAACAATGTAATTCACACTACATACGTAAATAAACATTAATATGATATAATAATGATTAACATTAGCAATGCAACTAACGTATGGACTGATCCAACATATGGAACGATTACAAAAACAATACTATATGACGGAGATGAATATAGTTTTCCTTATAAAGGCAGTTACGTAAAAATTGTAGTAAACGATCAAGTAATCGAAATAAAGTTATCAGATAATCTAATAGACACATGTGTATTAACAATGCTGAGCAACGAACACTCTGAATTTATAGTCATACATGAAACAGAATCAATCACATATAATATTAAACTAGTGAATTGGTTCAATTATGTAGAAATACCAGACGACTGTATTACACTTAAAAAAATAAAAAGATACACATTACCTCAAATACCGTCTGATTTAGATATAACTCGTGTATGTATTAAAATATACGATATGAGTGGAACATTAATAACAGATAGCGATGAAACTATAATTATACAACATAATGACTATTGTAGCGATATTGACACGATATTGAAAAATATGCACATTGGGGAATGTGTTGAATATAATAAAGATAATATTAAGTACATAATTGAATTAATCGATGTCATTAACAAAAACATTATTAGAGTATATGAAAATATTGATTACTCTAATTATTATAAAATCATTGGCAATGAACTATTTTCGGAAAAAAAATATTCATTATCAAGCTCAGCTTATTTTCGCGCATTATCGTTGATAGGAACACCAAACTACGATGACGTAATATTATATGTCAACTTATGCAATAATCTATCGATATCGAACATTAAATTGCAAAAATATGACATATCAATAAATCAATGCGATAACGCACTACAATTCGACAAAACTAATAAAAAGGCTATTTATTTAAAAGCGAAATCAAAATTATTACAACATTTATACAATGACGCGCTAGAAGTATTACATGAATTTAAATATATATATTCAAGCGACCAAGATATTATTAAGCTAACTAACTTAATAAATAGCGAATATAACAAATATAACCATCGCAATATTAATATGTGTAAACGTATGATTAATGATTATTAATCAATGTCGGATCACCAATACTCTTAATAATATCGCGTTTTCCATCTTTTGTTACGACGATATCTGCATACTTATTTGTTTTACCGTTATCATTCGTGATTATGTTGCGCTTCGTTACAAGAGTACCATTATTATTTACAGTCGAACTTTTCATTTCCATGCTATGTGTAACTGCATTTAAATTTATATTACTTATGTAACTCATCATACTTAACGGGTTAATTAATGATCTGTGAACCAAATTATGACTAATATATCGATTACGTTGTAACATTTCATCATATTTTTTTCTCGATTCGTTGTTTGTTAATACTTTATAAATGTAATGATATTTTTTAAGTACATTTACATTATCTTTATATATTTGATAAAATTGTTTATATCGTTCTTTTATTTCTTTTGTACTAGTCGTTGGTAATATGTTAAATATTGTGTAATATGTCGCCATATAAATATTATATAGGGAATGTCTCGTAAATAAGTTGTTTGTTTATATTATATTAATAGTATAATATAAACAAATAAATATATATATACGTTAAGGGATAGTATATTTGTTCATTACCGATTTTATAAATATATGGCATTTATCATACATATTTGTTATTAATTAACAAATATGTAATAATATAAAAGATAAATTAACAAAATTATAAAATATATTAATTTTTTTGAATAGTTCAGCGCAATTGATTTATTTTGCTTTAATGTTGCAAACATATGTTCTATTTTCACTATGTGTTTGTTTGTATTATTATTGATTCGATTAATAAATTTATTTCGGCGTTCAAATAAACTTTGTTTTTTCCTGCATATATATGCATTTAATTTATGTTTTTAAATATATTATTGTTTGATAAAATCGACATTAATCTATGCAAATTGCTTACAGAACCATAAATACGATCAAATAAAATAACACATCAGACTAATAATATAAAACCTATTATTGTGGATACTTCCATACACAAACGGAAGAAAAATCCGCACCTATTTGCAGTTATAGGATTTGTCCGGAATATGTATGCTGATTATGTACCATGTTACATTATAATACAGCGGATATTTACGGGACAGTCCTATAAATGTTCAACAAAATAACGTATATTTATTCTGAATAATTGAGAACTGTTCAGTAAATAATATAGTTTTTGTATGCCGTTACATTATAATACTATATTATTTACATAATATTCATATAAATAATGTATAATGATCCAATAAAAATTATATTCCGCTATAAAAACAATAATTATACATTGCAGTATGCAACGTACATATTCATTGGAAATGTTAATAATAACGTTATAACTGTACTTGAAAAAATACAATTTGAGCATTTATACAATACACTAATTAAATTAACCATGCATGAATTAAGTACGTTGACCGATCAATATGGCGAATATTGGTACATATATTTTTATAATACGGATCACATTCAACACACAATAACAATAATTAAGGACATAATAACGCACAAGAACGAAATAACAAAAAAATTCGGAAAACAATGGTTTAATGCTCATATTGAACAATATTCCAACGAAAACAAGTATTTAATATACAGTTATTCAACACTAGTAAATAAAATATATACACAGCTAGAAAAAAGAAAAAAAATAGATTCAGAAGAGCTAGAAATAGATATTAATTATAAAATAGCAAATAAACAAATAACTGGCGGTGGTCAGGAAGATGAAAGCAATGATGATGACGATGATAATGTCGATCGTAGTAATAACAATGAAGAAGATGACAACTACATTGACGACGATGTTGATATACTATATACAGATGTAGAAAAAGACACCAATATAAAACAAACAACATCTAATATACTAAGTATAGTCGGTCAGCAAAACGTACATTCTGGTATTGAATTCGATACACGTTACGATGATGCGAATGTCGACGATAATATCGAAAAATCATATCGTAAATATTATGTAACTGATCAATATATCTACAAAGATGATACAATTAAAACTATTAAGCAAAAAATATGCAGTAGTATACAAAATAATCCTAAATTTGGAAAAAATAGATATATAACACCATCAAGACAGTATCTATGGTCATCGTATATGTACAAAAACAATTTACATAACATAATGATAGGTCAGAAAATAGTAGTTGGTGTAAACATATTGGATATAGATATATTAATAAATCCAAATATAAAAGTATATGAAGAACTACGCGATAAATTACAATTATTAAAAAATACGCTGAGTAAACATATATCAAAAATAAAAATAGAAGATGATGAATACAATGTATTGTCCGAATACACTAATTATTACACAAATAACGAGATATTTATGTCTGATATATACAACGAACTGGGAATTGATTATACGCCACCTGACACCGTAATAAAGAATTTATACGATGTGTTTATCAAAGTATATTTTCCAAAAATATCATTTGACGAGCTTAATTACATAATAGAATATTTAAATAACCATACTGATCCAAATATTACAGAAAATATAAAAATATACAATGATTACAATACCATAAAAAATGATATGTTGTTAGAAAATAATATAATGAGTATTGTTGACAATATTAACTTAACAAAGTACAAAAAAATATTTCACAATAACAATATTATACATTGCGCAATTCATGTTGAAGTGAACCAACCAACAGTCAATAAACTCGACTTGTTCTCAATATATGATGATTTCATAACGGACTATACATATCCTTTCGTTCAATATAAAACAACCGATGGTGATATTGTATTTAAATACAGTGAATCCGAACTAAATAATATAGATGATATAAAAATTAATAAAACTATATTGCGCAAATGGTTTGAGCATCCAGTGAATGGGATTAGTTTTAAAGTTCGAGTGAACACGAACAATGTTGACGAAAAAATAATAGTCGTTAATCTCAGTGAACATAATCGATTCGAATACAAAGCACAATGGAAAGAAGTTGACGAGATGTCGGCAGATAAATTAAAAACAACGCATAAATATGTACATGACTTAATAAAAAAAATAAATACAAATTATACATACATAAATGATGTGTGTGACAATGATTTTAAATTTGCGTTTGTTAGTAGTATTCAAAAATTCACATTTCCAGAAAATAAGAAAATTAATCACAATGAATTATCGATGTTGGCGAAATGCTTTTATCCATATGTTGCAGTTATTGTAGAACCTAGGAAGCGACTTGGTAAAAATGTAAATCATGTCGGAAAATATGGAACATATTTAAAATATAAAAGAATATCGAAATACGAAAATTCATCAAGAATAGAGCACCGTATACTATATTTTATGAAGTCATATAACATATCAAATAACGAGTTAATATCCGAAATATGCAATGAGTTTAACATAACCGAAGAAACTGCTAGTATATACGTAAAAAAAGCTGAGCAAAAATTCAGATTGTTTAAAAAAGTAAATTTGCAATTGAAAAAACTGAAAAACTTACCAAAATATAAATCACCTGGTATAAATATAGACATTCAAGGCAAAGATGCGGATAACTATAAAATACGTGTATCGGGTGCTCGAAATGATGTGCAATTAAACTCGATCATAACGTTTATTGATAAATTGATATGTATGTACATCGAGGTTTACATTAATAAAAATGATAAATACATAGTAATAAAAAATAAATTAAACAAAATTATTAATGTGGCTGATAGGCGAAATAAAGTTATCGATATTGTGAATACCGAACATGTTGATAAATTAATCAAACAAGTAACGAAACAAGATAAATCAAGACTCGGATACAAGGGCACTAGCCAGCAAGTACAATGGTCAAGGGCATGTCAAGATAGTGGAAATCAGATACGACGGCCTCTTCAATACACCGATCAGAATTTAAACGAGCTTATAAAACAAGGATTTAAATATAATAAGAATACAAAAATGTATGAAAAAAACAATAAAGGCAAAATAATAAGAGCTGTTAAATTAGTTAGTAAATCTGATGATGGTGATGAATATAATGTATATTATGCATGTACACCAAAGCATAATGGTGAATTTATGTACATTGGATTTTTGTCAAAAAATATAACTCCAACTGGACAATGCTTACCATGTTGTTTTAAAAAAGATACACTCGAATCTAATAATAAGCATCGTATTCAACATTTCATGGATTGTATATATAAGCAATCAGAATCTAATAAAACATCAATATTATCAGGTGACATATTATATGTTCTCCAGAACACTAATAAACTGTCTGAAAATAGATTAAGTATTTTGCCAGAACAATTAGATTTGTTCATCAATTATTATAACGGTTGTAAAAAAACGATAGATAATCATTATTTAATCCACACGAGTGAATATTATTTTAAATATGGTATAAAATATGAAGATAATACTTATTTAAATTCGATTGCATGTGCACTCAATATATCAGTCGATACCATAATTGAAAATATAATAAATTTGCTAAAATCCGAAAAAAGAAACATGATATTTACGTATTTAAATAATGGCGATATTGTCAATAAATTTAAAACGGTTGATGATTTCGCGACATACATCAATGATATTAACCATATTACACCATATACAATAAATGATATTATATGCATCCCAAATGTACTAACTAAAAACGGAGTAAATGTGTATACTTTTAGCAATCATGTTAATGATGATTATTATATATTGTGTTATAATGCAGAAAATAAGCAATTATATACTGATCCGAAAAAAGACAATATAATGTTAATATATGATGGTGAATTTTACAATCCTATCGCGAAAATATTAAAAACGGATATAAATAATAAAAAAATACAGGTATCATTAAGCTTTAAATATTCAGAAGAAAATAATAATGTAATACATAATTGTTATAAATATTACATTAAAAGTTGCTGTGATAGCATAATTCCGCTTAAATATAGTTCAGATACAACACATTCGTCGAAAGAAACGTGTTTACTATTGGAAAGATTAAAAAATGACGATTATAAACCTGATGCACAAGTGATAGATAATTTACATAAGTGCATGTATATATTTACAAAAAATAAAACTATTGTACCAGTAACTCGATCTGGGATTATATTCAACATATCAATATGCTCACTTAGAAATGATATGTTAATAGATTCATCAACAATGATAGAAAATTTAAACAATTTATACGAATTATCCAATAACGAATTATTAACAAAAGTTATTGGTGTTGGATATATTCATAAAACACAACACGACTGTACAATTAATTCACTAATAACAATTAATGGCAATATCGTACCAATAAAAGAAGAAACAATGAGCAATACATATCGTATTAAAAAAAAATACACTTTATACAACACATTCATAAATAACAATACGGATAACGAACTTAGTTTATCGCACATCAATGTAAATACAGATGAAAGAACTAAATTTATAAATCATTACACATATAAAATAGAGGGGTTCGAATTATTTAGATTCATTATCAGCAATTATATAAATTTGCCAAAAAATAACTCTATGAAAAATATGCTTGTAAAAAACATAAATAATGATAATAAATTAATACTCATGCAAATCATTTACAACATAGTTGATAATAGATTATATGAAATATATACAAAATATAATAATTTATATCAACTAAAATTACATACCACTGCTACATTATTCAGTGTCTCAGATAGTGCCCAAATAGACAATTATAAAATAAGTAATAAACGAACGTCGTGTAATTTAATGTTGTCAAAAAACAAATGCGAAATGCATAAACACTGTTGCTGGGCACATGGAACATGTAAAATGAGCATTAACACAACAGATGCTATTAAATATGTATCTAAAATAGTTAACGAATTACAACAAAACGATTATAAATCGTATGAAATAATGCATATGCATGGGTATATGGTGTCTAGCATTGTTAATTATAATGTGTTTCAAGATCATATTGGTCAAAAAATATTAAAGTCATCGAACATACATTTAATACACATGCTTAAAAATATATTCGGTGAATATATTTCAATAAAAATATCGAACAAAAGAATGTCGGAAAAAGTCGACATTGACGAAAAACATACATCTATTTTAAAAAGTGTGGGTAATTATTATGTGCAATCATTGCCACAAAACAAACTAACTATATTTAGAGCATATGCAAACGGATATTATTGGATAATGCGCAACGAATATGATATCAACGAGCGTAATTTAGGATATGTAAATGAAGTACAAAATATATTATGTGAATACTTAAACATACGTGTTAGTAATTGGTTATTAGATGATAACAATATGACATATATATCAAAAATATATGAGCATAAAAATAAATATAAATGCCAGCATATAATAACCAATACTATTAATGATTTCAGGTTCGATCTATCAAATATAGTGCTATCGAATATTAAAAATAACATATATTATATTGTTATTTTGTACATACTAAGTTATATATTTAATGACATACCTATCATTGTAAGGGATCAACATATGCAATTATATAACATAAAAAATGGAGAAGATATAGAAAAGGTAGAGAGTAATATAATAATAATTTTTATTGGTGGCTTGGTCGATAACATCCCCGAAAATATAAATGTTATGTATAATAAGTATATTTAATGTGCACAAATATTAAAATATTCATAATGTTTTTATTAATTATATTAATATACATGACATACACTAATATCAATAATAAAGTTATTATCGTTACATACTAATAAAAAATGAAATAATAATAGTATATGCATAAAAAAATATAGTGTATATACATTATTTATAACAATTATGGATATTGACGAATATATTTCAAATCGCAAGAAAAATATACGATTTGATTATGTTAAATTTGTACTATTAAATGATTTATATAGTTTAGATTTCACAAAACAAATTTGCACAACATTGTATTACGTTGCATTTAACTCATATGGGGTACCAACGTTCATGATGTTCTTTAAATTAAACGATAATTATTATTGTTGCATTGTAGATCGTAAGAATACACAATACCGTGTAATACAATGTAAATGTGATATATCTATTTACAACGGTACTATATTAAGCGGAATATATCAAAATGATGTATTTATCGTGTATGATGTTATATATCTATGTGGCAAAAACACATGTAGTATTAATATTCATGAAAAGCTAACGTATGCAAAAAAATTGTTTAACTCAACAAACATATATTTCCCGGAGATGTATACGTGCAATTTATTAGATAAATACATATCGAAAGAACATGCATCAATGCAATCTATAGTAAAAATTAATGGGTTAATATTTATACCATCTATATCATATCATGGATCGAGATACATCATATTAACGAATATAACGCGTATTAATAACGCAATAATTCAGGTAGATAAGCGAGACTGTACAACATGTTCGAGTGATAATCAAAAAATAAAATTTAATTTCGTAATGGAAAAAACCGAAATGCCAGATGTATTTAATTTGCTATTATTGAGCAAATTAAAAATAAATGATTGTATAACGATTAAATTAAAGAAATACAATATAGCGTATATAAAAACAATAAATGATAGTCATTATTGGGCAAATATATTTGAACAATACAAACGAATAATTGTTGCGTGTATATATGACATTAATATTGGCAGATGGATACCATTAAAAGAAATTATTAATGAACTTCCTAGTTATATTGCATGCGTCGATAGTAAAATTAATAGTTATCGACAAAATGACACCGTCATCAAAAAAAATATGTTAATTAGTTCAAATATCTAGTTAATTAAATCATTAAATAACACTGTAATGATTTAATTAATATGTCGACAATAAATAACACTGTAATGATTTAATTAATATGTCGACAATAAATATAACAAATGAGTGTTAATATAATAACGGAACCACCGTTTAAAAGTATTTCAAAACATACTATGTTCGGAAAACGTGCATATAACGAAGATCGTTATATTATTTTGCCAAAAGAAAATATATCACATATTGATCCAAAAACAAAACAATATGTTAAATCTGGTGAAGCATTGTTACTAGCAATATTTGATGGACACGGAACATCCGATGTCGCTGAATATTTAACAAAATATATCAAAAATATAATAGCAAGTACGAAATTTTTATATTCAACAATTAATAAAAATTATGTTATAAACTCGTGCAACAAGCTTAATAGATATATTAAAAAAAATGTACAATCATCTGTTCATTCCGGATCAACTGCAATATGTATTGCGTATTATTCTATTAATAATGCCAAATATATTAGCGTAATGAATATAGGTGATTGTCGTGCAGTGTTATGTAGAAATAATATAGGGATTCCGCTTACTAAAGATCACAAACCACATTATCCAGAAGAAACGTCCAGAATATTGAGTATTGCTGGAAATGAAAAAATAAAATTCGATGGATATGATTGGAGGATATGCAATATGTCCGTATCAAGGGCATTTGGTGACTTCGATGCACATCCATATATAACATGTTATCCAGATACATATCGATACCACATAAAAGACATTGATAAATTTATTGTGATTGGATGTGATGGATTATGGGATTGTTGTTCTAATCAAGATGTTGTGAACTTCGTTCTTTATCATTCGTATGATAATACAACAAATACATTTATTAATACGAATATATCGGAACAATTGGCACAATATGCTATAGCTTCTGGTTCGGTTGATAATATAACAGTGATTGTTTTATTTTTATAAATAAATCATATAATGACACATTACAACGTACAACCAAACTTAATTCATTTGGATAATATAAATCCAACGGGTATTGTTAATAATCATACAAAACAACATCAGATTAGTGTGATTGAATACATATCGAATGTAATAAATTTCATATACATAAATATCATTAAAGATAATATATTTACAACTTTTATATTGATTTTATCAATAATATCACTTTATATAAGATACGTTACGTACGATAAACATGAACGCATTGAGCAAATGAAAAATACAATAATTGATGATGAGCAAATTACAATCAATAATACAACATCTGAAATTAGAAAACAAATACTGCTGAACAAACTATCCAAACTAAATAAGCCGTATCAATCATTATAAAAATAGTTAGTATAATATTATGTACACATAATTATTAATGATTGATATTGGTAATTCCTATTATAAAATCGGAAATAAAATAAACTATGGTGGATTTGGAAATGTATATGTTGGAATACATATTCCAACAAACACGCGAGTTGCTGTTAAAATAACAAGTACTAAATATAAAAAAAACACAATTGCCGAATATAACATATATAAATTACTTACGTCTACAAATAACGTACCATATGTTATTGATTTGTATGAGCATAATAAAAACCATATTATGATATACGAGCTGATGGGATATGACATTGGAACATTGTTTAAAAAAATGAATAGTCGATTCAATAATAATACGGTAAGCAAAATAGCATTTTGCACATTAAACATAATAAAATCAATGCATAATAATAATATTATTCATCGTGATATTAAACCATCGAACTTTGTGTTCAATTACAAAATGGACAAAATTTATATAATAGATTTCGGATTGTCGAAAAAATACATAATTAATGGTAAACATATTTCGCTAGGAACTGTTAATAACATTGTTGGTACAATTAGATTTGCTGGTGTCAATTCACATTTAAAAATAACATTAAGTAGACGAGATGATATAGAATCATATGCATATATGTTAATGTATTTACAAAATGGTAAGTTGATATGGCAAGATACTAAAGAAACTCGAAAAATATACTCACAGAAAATGAGCATATCTGTAAATAAAATATATAAAAAATTACCATCATATATATGCGATATATTCCAGCACGCTGGTGGACTTAGTTTCCACGCAATACCCGATTATAATTTGTTATTAAGCTTCATAACAAATTCGGCATATTATAATGTAAATGCAAATTTCGAGTGGTTATAATTATTTAATCGTCGATGATAGTTTCTCAAACTCATTATGAATGAACAATTTTAATTTATTTTTGTTACTATGATTTATATAAACGTTGCTAATATCGTCTTCTGAAATCCCTGCATTTATCATATATTGCTTTTTAATATTATTTAAATAGTGTGAAAATGATCTTATATGAGACATATATGAATTGTGTTTCGTTAATGTATTTGATTCAATAATATGTTTTTTTAATTGTTTAATTAATTCACATGATGGCGTATTTGGATTATCTAATCGCATATGTATATACCAAACACTCCATGCTAGACAATATCCGTCAGGATCGTACATTTTTTTACTATATATATCTCTTTCATCACTAAGTGTTTGGAAACTATATATATCATTGCAATGTGAATGTATGTAAGTTAGTTTTTTGTCAGTTATCTCATTTACTATTTCGGATATAACGTGTGGTATTATGGTATCGAAATCATTTACATACTTTGATGATATGTATCCATATGGTTCAAATCGCTCGAGTATCATCGTATTTTTATCAAATAACATAATATTTGAATGAAGTCCGTTACCAATAATGAACGATACCTTTAAATAAATAAATCGTGCTTTGAATTTATTTATGCATTTTTCGATATATTTGCTGAACTCATAGTGTATGTAATAGTTATATTTGTTTTTCCATATTATTAATTGGGGTACTATTTCTGGAAATATTTCAAAATGAGCTTTTAATACACTAATAATTGAAATATCATTGTAATAAAAATTCTCATATTTTAATTTGTATTCGAAATTATTAATTGCGCTTTCGTTATTTTGGAACGGAATAATTATGTTTTTAAATTTATTTATTAAATACAATGTATATATTGCATTGTGTTCAACAGATGAACCAAATGTATATATTTTATCATCGGTATCCGTATCATTTACAATATATTTATTTAGCGTAATGTTATGATTAGTTGATGGGCTTGTTTTTATTATTTTTTTAATTTGGTTAAATGTATCATCATTTATATATTTAAGCATGTGTGGCGTACTTATTATTTTATTTGCGTCGATATGTTTAGTTTTAATGATATCCATAAAATTATTTAATTTATGATATTTTGCCAAATAATAAAGTGGTGTTATACCAATATTGTTAGATACATTAATATCAGCGTATTGTAATATGTCGTTTATTATTGTATGTGGTGTGTTTTTTTCTTTAAATAGTATATGTACAGGGCTGGTTAAATTTTTATCAGGTGTGTTAATATGATGCTTCAATTTATTTATTAATTTGCGTAATATATCATGCTCATTGTTGTCGGATATGTACTTAAATACGTTGCATAAATTAATATCATTTGTTATTGTATCGATACTAATATTATCTAATATATTATTTGCTATCTTGACATGTTTATTTAATATTAACTCAGATAATAATGTCGAATAATTATTATTCACGTAGTTTATATCTATTTTATTAGTTAAACAATTAATGATATCTACATTATTCTTATTTATAGCAACTGTGATTGGTCTGTTATTTTCTGGATGATTTAAATCACCGTTAATGTTTTTAATTATGTTTATGCATTTTAAAATATCCTTCGTATCTTGATTAGATTTAATAAGAAGTGTTAATATGGTATCATTTGAATTATTTATTATATCGACGTCCACATTGTTATATTCAGTTAATATATAATAAATTAGGTCGATATGCTCGATTCCTTCCATAATTGGAGAGGCGTTATTATTATCGACAAGGTTAATAAACTCATATAATTTATTTTTAAAATCCTTAAAATATTGTATGAATCCATTTATCGCGAATATATGCAGGACATTATATCCATGAATATTACCATTTTTCAAAAGCTTGGTATGCTTGTTTATAATGTGTTTGAGTATATCGTATTTATTATTCATTGCAGATAAATGTATTATGTTTTGTCCATTATATACATGTTCTAATAAATTGCATTTATTGCTGATTATTAATTTATATATATTATCCCACTGTCCTTGCTTATATAGCCGTCGAATGTCTTTCACATCACACATCTATATTATAACGATATATTGTTACTTATTTAATTGCATCGTAAAAAAATGAAAAGTACATCCACATAAATATCTAAAATATACGATATATTTTAATGAATTATTTGAACAATCAAATGATACATATAACTACATTATTAATAATTTGAAAAAGTTCATAATTCCATTTGATGGACTCAGTGATATTGATACAATCAAAGATATTAAAATGTTCAATAAAGTAATCAATGATAAAATAAAGTATTATAGTAAACAAATAATAAAATTACCACAACCACTATCATTAAGAAGCACATTAATACCTAAATACATATCGTTAGATTCAGTATGTCTAATAGATTTGTTTTGTAATGAGCATAAAAGATATTATTTTAACAATGTAAAAGAAAATGAATATTTAATATGGAATGAATTTTTTAATATAAACAAGAAAGTATTTAAACGACACGAATACACATTTAATCATTTAATACAAACGGATGGAGTAGGTGTAAGTATATCGTTTAAACACAATTCAATTGCTGATAAAAAACATGTAAAAATAAAGAAAGTATCGGCGGAATTACATTATATTGATAACTTATCACAAACAGATATTAACAAATTAAAAACTAAAAAAATAGTAACGGTCGATCCCGGTAAATATAATTTAGTGTATATTATGGATGAAAATAATAATAAATTGCGGTACACATGTTGACAAAGGGATCATGAAACAAAATCATATAGAAATAGACATATTATTAAGAAACATAAAAAAGATAACGGTATAATTAAAATAGAAACAACATTATCTAATGTGTGTGGAAAAACTGTTAATTATATGA